AATAGGATACACAGGTTAATGAAATCAGACGTAAAAGCAGTTAGAAAAACAGGAACAGGTTCTGTGTTCGCGGGAAGAACAAGATTAAGAGGAATTATTTTAGCATCAACAGGTTCTGCAGGTTCAGTTACATTACAAGATGGAAACTCAGTAACACAGTTTCAAGTAGATGTACCAGCAGGTGATGTATTTTCTTATAATCTAGCAGAAGACGGAATTTTATTTGAAGGCGGAATGACTATTTCAGCAATTTCAAATGCAACGGCAACTATTATTTTAGATAAATAGGAGAGTAAATGGCCAACACTACTTCGGGTACAACTACCTTTGAAAAAGGTTTTTCTATTTCAGACATTGTTGAAGAGTCCTATGAAAGATTAGGTATACAAGGTGTTTCTGGCTATCAATTAAAATCTGCAAGAAGATCTCTTAATATTTTATTTCAAGAATGGGCCAATAGAGGTTTACATTATTGGGAAGTTGCAAACAATAATATTACATTAGTTGCAGATCAAGCAACATACACAATGTTTAGATCAACAGCAGACGGTACTTCAAGTGCTACAGCTGTTTATGGTGTTGATGATATACTAGAAGCTTCATACAGAAATTCTAATGTAGATACACCTCTTACAAAAGTTAGTCGATCACAGTATCAAGCGTTTTCAAATAAAACATCTACCGGAACACCATCACAATATTTTGTTCAAAGGTTTATAGATAAAATTACAGTTACTTTATATTTAACACCTGGGTCTAGTGAGGCAGGTAAATTTTTAAATTATTATTATGTAAAAAGAATTCAAGATGCAGGTGATTATACTAATGATGCAGATGTACCTTACAGATTTGTACCATGTATGACTGCAGGTTTAGCTTATTATCTTGCTATTAAAAATGCGCCAGACAGAGTTCAAATGTTAAAAATGTTGTATGAAGATGAATTACAAAGAGCTTTACAAGAGGACGGCTCATCATCAAGTACTTTTATCAGTCCTAAAGTTTATTATCCGGAGTCTTAATGTCTAGTCTTTCTTCAGGTAAATATGCACAATTTATATCAGATAGATCAGGATTAGCTTTTCCATATTCTGAAATGGTAATAGAATGGAATGGTGCAAGAGTACATACTTCAGAGTTTGAACCTAAACACCCTCAACTAGAACCAAAACCTCATGCGGCAGATCCACAAGGTTTATTAAATGCAAGACCGGCAAGAACAGAACCTGCTGTTGCAAGAATTTTAACTTTAAACCCATTGTCTGTTACAGACGGGTCTACAACCATTACAGTGTTTGAAGATAATCATGGGAGAACTACAGGTGATGTAGTAAGATTTAGAGATAGTGAACCTGGTGCAGGTATAACTTCTGCAGATATTAATAACGCTTCGGGATTTACAATTACAGTTACAAATGCTAATAACTATACATTTACAGCTTCAGGCACAGCAACTGCAACTGCAAAAATAGGAGGAGGAAGTATATCGGCTGGTCCGGTTACACTATCACCATAATGGCATATACACTTACAAACTTACAGGACGATATTAGAAACTATACAGAAGTAGATAGCGCTGTATTGTCGACAGGTGTTTTAAATACAATAATTAAAAACGCTGAAAATAGAATTTATAGAGAAGTAGATGCTGATGATAATAGATTTTATGCTACATCAAATCTACAATCAGGAAATAGATATGTTACAATTCCCTCTGATCTTAGGGCCATAAGATACGTTCAATTAAAAGATGGATCTGGTAATCAGATTTTTTTAGAAAAAAGAGATACTAGTTTTATGACAGAATACTACAATACACCTAGTACAGCCAGTGGATTACCTAAATATTATGCTAATTGGGATGCTAGTTTTTGGGTGGTGGCACCTACTCCAAACGCTACTTTTGAGATTACTTTGGCATATATCAAACAACCTACAAGTATTACAGACTCATCTGTGAGTACTTCAGGAACTTACACATCTAATAAATATCAGGATTTACTTTTGTATGCATGTCTGGTAGAAGCATATGGATACTTGAAAGGTCCAGCGGATCTGTTACAATACTATGAACAGTCATATCAAAGGGCTGCAAAATCGTACTCTATCGAACAAGAAGGTAGAAGACGTAGAGACGAATGGCAAGATGGCGCTATTCGTTCTCAGATTAAGTCGCCATCACCATAACAATTAGGAGAAAAAAATATGGCTAATATAGTACCTGACTCTTTTAAAACAGACCTACTTGGTGGTACGTTTGATTTTGATTCATCTGGTGGATCAACTTTCAAACTTGCGTTATACACCAACATCTCTGGTTTCAGTACTTCAACTACAGCTTATACAACTAGTAATGAAGTTTCTTCATCTGGTACAAGTTATACAGCAGGTGGAAATACTTTAACTAATAATGGTGTAGCAGTTGCAAGTAATGTTGGATATGTTGACTTTGCAGATTTAACTTTTTCATCTGTAACGTTATCAGCAGTAGGAGCACTGATTTATAAGGGTACAAGTAATGAAGCTGTACTAGTTTTAGACTTTGGCGGAACAAAAACTGCAACTAACGGTGATTTCGTTGTTCAGTTTCCAACTGCTAACTCATCTAGTGCAATCATTAGACTTGGCGACGCGTAATAAAATTTTGGAGTAGTAATGGCTTTAATAGTTAACGATAGAGTTAAAGAAACAAGTACAACTACTGGAACAGGAACTTTTAGTTTAGCTGGTGCAGAAACTGGTTATGAAAGTTTTGTTTCAGGAATTGGAACTGGTAATACAACTTACTATGCAATTGAATTAAATTCAGCTGGTGAGTTTGAGGTAGGTATTGGTACAGTAACTGATGCTTCACCTGATACTTTATCAAGAACAACAATTATCTCATCATCAAATTCTGATAGTGCAGTAAACTTTTCTGCAGGTACTAAAAATGTTTTTTGTACACTACCAGCGAAGAGAGCTATGTCACCATCTATGACAGCTACAGGTTATGTTGTAACACATGCAACAACACTTGACGAAACTCAAACAGTTGCTTCAGGAGTATTAGCAGGACCAGTTACAGTAACTGGTACACAAACAATAACAGGAACGGTAGTAGTAGTTTAATGAGTAAAATAGAAGTAGATGCAATAGATAAACAAAGTGGTTCAACTTTAACATTAGGTGGATCAGGTACAGCTGTAACTTTAGCTAGTGGCGCTACTCAATCAGGTTTCGGTAGAGAAGGTTCTGTTGATTGGCAGACATCAATCAAAACATCAGATTTTACAGCTGTAAGTGGAGAAGGTTATTTTGTAAATACAACTTCAGGAGCAGTTACAGTAACACTCCCTGCCTCACCATCTGTTGGTGATATCGTAGCTGTCTCTGATTATGCACAAAATTCACAAAATAATAATATTACATTTGGTAGAAATAGTTCTAATATTCAAGGAGACGCTTCTGATTTGGTTATATCAAGTGCTGGTCTTGCAATGACACTTGTTTATGCAGATGCAACAAAAGGTTGGGTAGTAGTATCCGCTGGAAGAGAAGCAGATAAAGAACCTATTGCAACATTTGTAACTGCAACAGGTGGTACAATAACGGAAGATGGTGATTTTAAAGTTCATACATTTACAGGACCTGGTACATTCACTGTTACAGAAGTATCTGATACAGCAGCTAGTAATGAAGTAAGTTATATAGTAGTAGCTGGTGGTGGCGGTGGTGGTAAAGGCGGTGGCGGTGGTGGAGCCGGTGGTTTTAGAGAATCTAAATCAGGTGTAGATACCTATTCTCCCGCTTCTCCATTAGAAGGATCAACAAATATCACGGTTACAGCACAAGCATATCCAATAGCAGTTGGTGGCGGTGGAGCAGGACAAACTTCAAGTCCATCTTCTAGAGGATCTAATGGTGTCAATTCAACTTTTTCAACAGTAACATCAGCTGGCGGTGCTGGAGGTGGTTCTCACGATAATGTAGCTGGTAAAACAGGTGGTTCTGGTGGTGGTAATGGAAATGGTAGTGCAGCAGGCGGTGAGTCTGCAAAAGCAGGTAATACCCCTCCTGTAAGTCCACCTCAAGGTCAACCAGGAGGTGCTTCAGGAAACCCTAATGGTGCTCCAGCTTATGGAGCTTCAGGTGGTGGTGGAGCTGGTGCTGCTGGCGGAGCTTCATCTTCAAGTGCAGGTGGTGCAGGTGGTGCTGGAGTAGCAACGTCAATTACAGGATCTGCTGTTACTAGATCTGGTGGTGGAGGTGGAAGCGTTTTTGGAGGGTCTAACCAAGGAGCAGGTGGATCTGGTGGAGGAGGAGCAGGTGGACCTGGTAGTCCTCCCGGAGCAGCAACAGCTGGAACAGCTAACACTGGCGGTGGTGGAGGCGGAGGCGGAAACGGCTCTGTAGGAAATGGTGGTGCAGGCGGCTCTGGTGTAGTAATAATAAGGTATAAATTTCAATAATTATGACAAGTACAATTAAAGTAGACAATATTCAGGATCAAGACGGTAATAACATTATCAATGAAAATAGTAATACAATTACTATTGGTGCAAGTGGCGATACCGTTACTCTTGCATCAGGTGCATCACAAACAGGATTCGGTAGAACAGGTACAGTAGACTGGAATACAACACCAAAAACAGCTTCATTCACAGCGGTGTCTGGAGAAGGGTATTTTGTTAATACAACATCAGGAGCAATTACAGTAACTTTACCAGCAGGTAGTGCTGGTGATATTGTAAGTTTAGCTGACTACGCAGCGACTTGGCAAACAAACAATGTAACAATCACACCTAATGGTTCAGAAAAAATCGGTGGTCAAAATGAAAATGCAACTTTAAATACAGAAGGTCAATCAGTAACTTTAGTTTATGTAGATGGAACTCAAGGTTGGATAAATACTATGGATTCAACATCTAATGTTAGAGGAGTTTCATTTGTTGCAGCAACGGGTGGAACAATAATTACGTCAGGAAATTTTAAAACTCACGTTTTTACAGGACCCGGTACATTTTGTGTATCAAGCGCAGGTGAAGTAGATTATTTTGTTGTTGCAGGGGGTGGAGGAACATTTAATGATAGATCGGCAGGTGGTGGTGGTGGAGGTTTTAGAGTATCAAATAGTGTTGGATGTGTTCCTGCTCCTACAATGTCCCCATTATCAAATCCGACAGGTTTACCAGTTTCAGTTCAAGGCTATCCAATTACAGTTGGAGCTGGAGGTGCAGCAACTTCAGGAAGTGCGCCTGGTACAAATCCAGGAGCAGTTTCAACATTTTCAACAATTTCATCAGCAGGTGGTGGAGGTGTAAATCAAAATGGTGGGTCTGGAGGAGGTGGTTGGTGTGGTCCAGGAAACCAAGGTTCTGGTAATACTCCACCTGTTAGTCCGCCTCAAGGAAATAATGGTGGTTGTGGACCAGCTTATAACGTAGGAGCAGGTGGTGGTGGTGGAGCAGGCGCTGTAGGAGCAAATGGTCCACCTAGTCAAGGTGGAGCAGGAGGAGCCGGTTCTTTTTTAGCAGACGCATTTATTGGTCCAACAGCACCAAGTTATGGTACACCAGGTCCAGTAAGTTCAACGAGATATTTTGCTGGTGGAGGTGGTGGAGCTAAATATCCAGGAGGTCCTGCAGGTGCAGGTGGAACAGGTGGTGGTGGAGCTGGAGGTCCAGGATCTAGTCAAGGAACAGCTGGCGCAACTAATACTGGTGGTGGAGCTGGAGGAACTGGATCAAATGGAGGTAGAGGACCAGATGGAGCCTCTGGAGGTTCTGGTATAGTAATGATAAGGTACAAATTTCAATAGGTAAATTATGAGTGAAGTAAAAGTAAATAAAATTAGTCCAAGAACAAATTGTGGTACAACTACATTAGGGGATAGTGGAGATTCTTTTGTTATTCCTAGTGGTGTAACAATTACAAATAATGGAACGCAGACAGGTTTCGGTAGAGAAGGTTCTGTTAATTGGCAAACAGGATCAATTAAAACAAGCACATTT